ATCGGTGGTACTACTAACTTTGGTGATTTCGATATTTCAAATGTTGGTTCAATAGCACTAGACACAATTACAAATGATGGTACTGATATAACTTTAGATTCATCTGGAGATATTATACTAGACGCTGGTGGTAATGATATATTCTTCAAGGCAGGTGGCACAACAATCGGTGAGATTACAAACTCATCTTCTGATTTAGTTATCAAGTCAAGTGTTTCGGATAAAGATATTTTAATCAAAGGTAATGATGGCGGTTCTGCTATCACAGCATTAACTTTAGATATGTCAGACGCTGGTGCCGCTACTTTCAATGATAAGATTACTGTTGGAGATGGCAAGTTAGTTCTTAACTCAACTGCTGTAACTTCAACTGCTTCAGAATTAAACTTACTAGACGGAGTTTCAGGACTTGTACAAGCAGACTTAACAAAATTAGCCGCTCTTGACGCAACTGCCGCTGAATTAAATTTACTTGATGGTGGTACAAGTGCAACAGCAACTACAATTGTTGACGCAGATAGAATTATTTTAAATGACAACGGCACAATGAAACAAGTTGCCGTTTCTGATCTTAATACTTACACTAGTTCTACGATTGCTGCTGATGATGTATCAGCTGGTGACGCTGCAGTCACTATCACGACATCATCTGGTAACATTACGATAGACGCTGCCGCAAATGATAGTGATATCATTTTAAAAGGTACAGACGGTGGTGCCGATACAACATTCTTAACGATTGACGGATCAGCCGCAGGTCAGTTTCATTTTAATGATGGTACTGCTGCTTTACCGATCATCTCAAACGCAGGCGACACAAATACAGGATTATTATTTAGCGCTGCAGATACAATGGCATTTAGTGCCGGTGGTACAAGTCAATTTACTATGGCTAACGGAGTTATTGCTCCTGTAACTGATAGTGATGTTGATCTAGGTACTTCTTCATTATATTTCAAAGACTCTTTTATTGATACAGTCACAACAACAGGTAATGTGACTATTGGTGGAAACTTAATATTAGGTTCTGCTACCGTAACAGAGGCACAGGCAGAGATACTTGATGGTGCAACAATAACTACAACAGAATTAAATTTAATTGATGGCGGTGCAACTGTTGGTACAACTGCAATTGCAGATGGTGATGGTTTACTTATCAATGACGCTGGTACTATGAGAGTATCTACTGTACAAACTTTAGCCGCATATCTTGATGACGAGATTACTGCAATGCCTAATCTAGTAGAAACTGGTGCTTTAGATGCTGGTTCAATCAGTTCAGGATTTGGTAATATAGATAACGGCGCTTCTAATATCACTTCAGGTGGTTTAGTTAAACTAGATGTTGACGCTGACGCAGATGATGTTTCAGGCGATAGTGCAACAGGTAGATTAACACTAGGTGTAGGGCAAGATTTAAACATATATCACGGTGGCACTAACTCATATATCGTTAATGACACAGGTGATTTAATCATAGATACGGCAGGTGATATACAATTTGACGCTGCTGGTAATGACTTCAAATTTTTAGCAAATGGTACACACGTTCTATCAATCACTAACTCATCAAGTGATGTTATTATTAAACCTATTGTTGACGCAAAAGATATCATATTTCAACAAAGAGATGGTACTGCTGTATTAACAATTGAAGATAACGCAACCGCTAACATACCTGATGGTAAATTAGCACTTGGCGGTACTGCAATCACTTCAACTGCAACAGAATTAAACTATTCAGACGGTGTAACAAGTGCAATTCAAACACAATTAAACGCTAAACCGTCAGTAGGAAAAGCAATTGCAATGGCAATCGTTTTTGGATAAAAACAACATACATTATAAATAGAATAAAAAGGAAAATAAACAATGGCAACACCAAATATAGTAAACGTAGCAACAATCTTCCCTAGAAATGCAATAGGAGCGATTACTACTTCAAGAGCATCCGCAATTGATGTAGCCGCTGAATCTTGCTGTAAAGTAAATACAATACTTATTGCTAACATTGATGGATCAAATGCTGCTGATGTGACAATAGAAATAAGTAGAGATAATGGTTCAAACTATTTTGCTATTGGAAGCACTATTTCAGTTCCAGCAGACGCAACATTATCATTTTTAGAAAATCCAATTTACTTGGATGAAACAGATATATTAGCAGTTACAGCTAGTGCTGCAAATGATCTAACTTATTTCATGTCTTTTGAAGAAATTATAGATTAATCATTAAAGGAAAAATAATTATGGCTCATTTTGCAGAGTTAGAATCAAAAACAGACCCGACAGGTTTTACTTCTGATACACATTTAGTTGTAAAAAGAGTAGTAGTGGTTGGAAACGACTGTGTACCTTCAGATGAACACGCTGATGGAGAAACATGGTGCGTGAATTTCTTTAGTGGCGGAACATGGAAACAAACATCATATAATAACAATTTTAGAAAACAATATGCAGGCATGGACATGGTCTATAATACATCTAAAAACAAATTTTTAAATCAACAACCTTTTGCTTCATGGGCGTTAGATAGTGATGATGATTGGCAACCGCCAATTACTTATCCTTCAGTTATAGAGGGAAGTAATTTTATTTACGATATTGAATGGAACGAAACAAAATACAACGCTAATAATAATACAGGTTGGGAAGCAACTAAATCAAACGATAACGCAGAAACTCCAACAGTCTATAATTGGAACGGATCAGCGTGGGTTTCTGAATAGGAAAACATAATGGCGTTTATCAAAGCTAGAAAAAATGGTGGTATAATAGGTCCAGATAACGTAACCTCGTTTGGAACTAATAAAGTCACTGGATTCACATCATCAGGATGTCATACAACACGAGCTGGAACTTCTGCCGTCTTAACGGCAATTGTATCTGGCGGTGGTGGCGGCGGTAAAGATAGAGCTGCTGGTGGAGGTGGCGGTGGTATATTATTAGCCACAGTAACCGGTCTATCTGCCTGTACTGCATATCCAGTAGTTATAGGTGCAGCAGGAGCAGGAGCAGGTCCCCCAACAGCGCCAGGATCAGATGGCGGAGCGTCAGATTATAATAATGTTGCTTCTGTCGGTGGTGGCGGTGGTGGACGATCAGAAACAGCAGGAAATGATGGTGGATCTGGTGGCGGCGGTGGTGGATCTAGTCCAAATGCACCAGTAGGTGCTGCTGGTGGATCAGGTACTGCAGGTCAAGGAAATGATGGTGGAATAGGTGCAGGACAAAATCCAGGTCCTTCAGGTGGAACTCCAAATGATACAAGAGGATCAGGCGGCGGCGGTGGTGCTGGTGCTGTAGGTGGTAATGCTATTACAGGAGGATTTCCAGGAAGTGGAAGAGGTGGTGCTGGCGGCGCAGGTTTAGATATAGGTCCTACATTTGGACATTTTGCACCAACTAATTCAGTTTTTGCTGGAGGTGGTGGTGGCGGAACAAGAATACCAGGAGCAAATTCTGGAGCTGCTGGCTCTGGCGGTGGTGGTATTGGTAAATCACCAGGTATATCTGTTGGCGTAGGAACAACAAATACTGGCGGTGGCGGTGGCGGTGGTGATGGTTGTGGAAGTGCAGGTGGTGCTGGTGGATCAGGAATTGTACTAGTAAAAGAATTAAACAAATCAGATGGTGTCTTCAATATTAATAGTGTTTATAATGCTAGAGTTGCTAATACTTGGCCTAATGGACAACAATCTTTAAATACAACCTTAGACTATCTAATTGTCGGTGGTGGTGCTGGCGGCGGTTGTGGTGGCGGTGGAGGTGCCGGTGGAGGTGGTGCTGGTGGTTATCGTGCCACCGGTTTTGGACCAAGTCCATTAAGAGGTAGTGCCGTAGCAGGTATATTAACAGGAAATTATACAATTACAGTTGGTGCTGGTGGTGCAGGTTCTACTCATTACACCCGAAGAGGTACACCTGGTGGCGCTTCATCAATAGCTTTTGATACAACAATAACATCCGCTGGTGGTGGAGGTGGTGGAAGTCACCCACACTCTGACCCAACAGACAATAATGATGGTCTTGCTGGTGCTTCTGGTGGTGGAGGATATGGTAATCATCCTAATACTAACGGTAATGCTGGTGCAGGTAACACTCCCCCTACAAGTCCCGCACAAGGTACTGCTGGTGCTGTTGGAGTTGGAACAACTTTTTACGGTAATGGGGCATACGGTGGTGGCGGAGGTGGTTCTGGTGGTGCTGGAGCAGCTGGATGCGTTAGTTGTCATACAGGTGGTGTTGGTGGTACAGGTGTTCCAAATTTAATTTTAGGACCAAATACAAGTTATGCTGGTGGTGGTGGAGGTGCCATTGCACAGAATTCCGCTGAAGATACCTTTACTATGGCTTCGCCAGCTCCTGGTGGAGGTGGAAAAGGAAGTATGAGACCTGGTAGTTGTGTTGGTACGCCAGGTGGTGTTGCTGGAACAAGTGGTGCTACTAATACTGGTGGTGGCGGAGGTGGACAATCTGCATCAGTTAATGATGGTGGTACTGGTGCAACAACATCCGCTGGTGGATCAGGAATTGTAGTTGTTAGAGGACCAAGTGCTGTTGCATTTGCTGGTTCTCCTACTTGTGTATTTACTGCTTCAACACACCCAGGTGGAGATAAAATTGGTAAATTTACTGCTTCAGCTACATTGATAGTATCATTAGCGTAATAATACGCTTTACAAAGTATTATAAATATGTTATAATACACATAGATAATAAAAGAAAGTGATCTCAAATGAATCTAAAAAATTATTATTGGTACTTCAAATCAGTAATCCCAGAACGTATCTGTGATGACATTGTAAAATATGGTCATCAACTACAAGATCAAATGGCTGTTACTGGTGGATTTGATGATGTCAAAAAATTAAATCAAAAACAAATTAAAGATTTAAAGAAGAAAAGAGATTCAAACATTGTCTGGATGAACGATAGATGGATATATAATGAGATACAACCTTATATTCATAAAGCAAATGCAAATGCTAATTGGAATTTTGAATGGGATTTTTCTGAGGCTTGTCAATTTACAAAATATAAAAAAGGTCAATACTATGATTGGCATTGTGATAGTTGGGAAGAAGCATATAATAGACCTAACACTCATTCACATGGTAAGATAAGAAAGTTATCAGTAACTGTGACACTATCCGATCCTAAAGATTATAAGGGCGGTGAGTTAGAATTTGATTTTACAAATAATGATCCTGATAGGAAAAAAAACATACATAAATGTACAGAGATATTACCTAAAGGTTCTCTAGTCGTATTTCCTAGTTTCGTGCGGCATAGAGTATGTCCAATCAAGAGTGGTGAAAGAAATAGTTTGGTTATCTGGAACTTAGGATATCCGTTTAAATAAAGGAATATTATGAAAAAGAAAAAAACTAAAGTTAAAAAAGAAAAGTTAAGTTATCCACAACAATTAGCAAGAGAAGATTTATTTAAATGTCCTATATGGTTTGCAAATGAACAAAAAGATATTAATGAATTAAATAAATCATCTAACTCATATATTGAGGCGGCAAAGAAGGAGATTAAACCTATAATAGATAGAAGAAATAAAGAATTTGGTGATAAAGGTGATACAGGTCATGTATTTCATTCTACAACTTTAATTGGAGATCCTGCATTTAAAGAATTACAAGATTATGTAGGTGCAACATCATATAATCTATTAGAAGAAATGGGTTATGATTTATCAGACTATTCAATATTTACCACAGAAATGTGGGTACAAGAGTTTGCTAAAAAAGGTGGTGGACATCATACATTACATACACATTGGAACGGTCATATCTCTGGTTTTTATTTTTTAAAAGCGGGTGAAAGAACTTCGTTTCCTTTGTTTGAAGATCCTAGACCAGGAAGCCTTATGAATGGTTTACCAGAACAAGATAAAACAAAAGTGACTTATGCAAGTAGTCAGATAACTTATAAAGTAAAACCAGGTTCAATGTTGTTCTTTCCATCATATATGCCACATCAATTTGCTGTTGATAATGGATATGATCCGTTTAGATTTATACATTGGAACTGTCAGGCAATACCTAAGGCGGTTCTAAATGGTTAAACAAAATAAAGATATGAAGAAAGCATTTATTGAAACTATACTAGGTCATTTTAATAAAAAAGACAAACCTGATTTTGTTAAAAATATGATTAAAAATAAAGTAAAATTGAAAGGAAAAAATGTCATTCAAAAAAAATAAATATACTGTATTAAAAAATGTGATATCTAAAGAAGTGGCTGATATAGCATATTCTTATTTCTTAAATAAAAGAAAGGTTGCAGGATTTTTATTTGACGAAAGATTTATATCACCCTTTACTACATATTATGGTGTATGGAATGATTCACAAGTGCCAAATACTTATTCTCATTATGCTGATATGTTAATGGAAACTTTATTAGAAAAAGTTAAACCTGCTATGGAAAAACACACTGGTTTAAAATTAAGTCCCACTTATTCATATGCAAGAATCTATAAAAAAGGTGATGTTCTAGCTCGTCATAAAGATAGATATTCATGTGAAATATCCACCACATTAAATCTAGGTGGCGATTCATGGCCGATCT